GCCGCCAATACCAATTCCGGCTTTCTGAGAGACGTACTTAACAATCGCAGAAGAAGTCGCATTTATGGAATCCAGACTGTCATCTGTTTCGATAAGTACGCACGAACTAAACTGGCGTTGAGGTGAGCGGACTCCTGCCATAATAGGAGTAGGCAGACTAATATCAAAAGTACTGATTGCATCATATAATTCCTTTACCCATTTAATTCTATCCGTCTTATAATTTTGAAAGAGTGTCATAGCAATCAACATGAATGCCATCTGAGGAGTTTCGTAGAACTTGTTTGTCACACGGTTACGAATCAGATACTTGCCACGGAATTGTTCCATAGCAGCATAAGTCAGTAGGTTGTCGCGCTCATGGTCGATGTAACGATTGAGTTCGTCCCACTCACCACTTGTATAAGATAATCCCAATTCTGGATCATAATATCCTTGAGTCATCACTTTAAGGTAATGTTCGTTCAACCAATCAGGCTCATACCGACCATAGACTTCTTTGCGAAGATGGTAGTTGATTAGACGACCAGCGACATACTGATAGTTTGGATGTTCTTCATCAATCAGATCAGCAGCTGCTTTGATCAGAGTTTCTTGAATGTCAGTTGACTTGATGCCATTGTAGAACTGGATATGCGTTTTAATTTCAAGATCAGAAACAGAAACTCCAGTCAAACCTTCGCATGCATAATTTGTAACTTTGTGGAATTTCTCGATATTCAATGGCTCTTTGGTACCATCACGTTTCGTCACTTGAATCATGTTTGCTCTTTCCTAATTTAACTTTGCCATCATCATCGATAGTCCACACCAATTCTGTAGACTCGTCCCACCCCAGATCTTCCATAAGATCTGGGGGGAGCTCTATATATAATCCTTGTTCATCTTCCTGAACAGTTATTATCATTAATTTAAATTATTGTGCTTGTAATTGTTCTTGCGCTTGTTGAATCAGCTTCTTTATAATCGCATCAACAACACGATGCGGAAGCTCTTGGAGTCCAGCAACAACTACGTTCAATTCATTGATATCCAGTGTCAATGTGACAATTGGTGCAGCTGCTGGTTGGGCTTGCGCTTCAACAGTTGGCGTTTCAGTTTCTACATTTTCTACATTATCAGTCATTATATTTTCTCCTTAATTATGGGGTATTTGCACTTGCTTCTTCTGCAGGTGCTTCTACTGTTGGTGTTTCTTCCATCCATGGAAGAGTTGGGGTTATTACAGTTGGATTTTTACTAGCTTCGATTTGGCTGGCTACGCTTTGTTCGTAGGCTGCAACCTGTTCTTCGCCGAGGGCATCATGCACCCAACCAATCACTTGTTCTTGTGTCAAATCAGCGAATGGAGTAAATTCTGTGTCTTCATCAATCTGAATTCCTACAGAACCATACACATAACCAGTATGAGTATCGTCGGTTCCTGTCAAATTCCAATGCACATTGAAGACTACGTTTGTTTCATTTTCATATTCTGGGTAAGCTTCAAGTTGAACAACTCCCCATGTATTTGTAATTGGCATATTAATTCCTCTCTATTATATTTATTCTTATTCCATATCATCTAATGCTTTGATGACATCAGGGAAGTGGTGGCCGATAATGTCCCAGCACAGTTCGGCAATGATACGGTGTTCTTTCTGAGTCGCCATGTCCATACGCAGCTGACAGTAGTGAACCCAACTACGAAGTGTGCCAGTCACAATCATCACAGACTCGGTATTACCTTCAGGAAGAACTACGCGAGCCTGTTCCTTGGCGATACCATTTTCGATAGCCCACTCATAAGCATCTAATGCAGCATCAGTAGCAGCTACCTGTCTCATCGCCCATTCTTCTTGCAGGCGATGGTCATCGACCTCTACTGAGTTCTGTCTGTTCTTGGCATCCTGGAGGCGTGCTTCCCGTACAACAAATCCCAGATCCTGGGTTGGATCGGCGTAACGCTGACTGTACTCTTGGAATGAGAAAGAACGATGCCGCAAAATCTGGCGGGCAATATCTCTTGTTGTTCGGATTTCCATTGATACATGTATCATCTCCAAAGGCGACCAATGCTTGTTCTTGATTAAATACTGAACCAGCTTGGATGCTGTTGCTGTGTTGTTCTGGTTAGACGGATTAGACACTCTTGCTGTCCAAGCCACCAATTCGTTTGCAGTAGTGCATCCTGTATACGCACTCGGCTTAGTGATGCCGATCAAATTAACTTCACTCATTAATCATCCAATCTATATAATTTCACAAATTCTTTACGTAGGACTTCCGCTTCCTTTAGATTATCGCGCATACCTGTAAGATCATGAATGCTTGTTGCATCAATTTTAGTAGCTAACAATCGAGATCTAGTATCAAGTTCTTCTTCACTCATTTTTTACCCTTTATATGTGCTTCACAATATCTCTGACCATTCGTGGCTTTGTCGCCAAGAAGAGTGACCTTCCACACTTCTCCGCTTGCAGTTTTTATTTCATATTCATCAATCTTATGCATTGTTTCTGTAGATGTCAACTCTTCCAGTTTCTGTATTAGCAGTGTAGGCGATTGTTCTATTGGTGCGATACAAGTTAGTTACTGGATATTCGCCATATCCACCAGAAACAATGCATTCCTGAAAATCATTGGGCAGCACATCGACGATCAGATATACTGTTCGAGTTAATCCGCGATTAATTTCAGTGTGAATATTGATATTATCGAATTCATACACTCCACCAACAGGCAGCGCCCCTTGGAATCCATTAATTTCTACAACATCATCTGCATTGGTTTCAAGAGCAACAATATTCTTAGAAACAAGAGGAACCAAAAGACAATCGCCATCTCCGTGACGATCAACTTCCGATTGAGGATCTAATTGTGAATAATATGCTCTTACTGCAACTCCATTGTGGTGCGCCTCAATCTGTTCAACGAGAGGTTTCGCAAGCGCCCATAGCTCTGTGTCCATGTGAAACTTGTCAACAAAAGGATCAACATCTTGGCTGTGTTTCCAATCGAAATTAGGATCAACAAACCATTTAAAGATAATTGACTTGGTAGCGCCCAAGCCCCAAGCAGGGTCTTCCTGTCGTCTGGTGTCTAGAGCCCAAATAGGATCCTCATCAGGCGGCATGTTGGCAACGATATCAGAAACATCATAATCGAAAAGATGAACCTTTAAAGTATCATCGGTGAAATTACGCATCTTCATTGAAAGAAAACTCCTTGACTGTTTGAAACTGTGCTTTGCTCACGAATCCAATATCAATCAAATGATCCACACGACTTGATGCATCAGCATAATCAACATATACTCCATCATCGAACCACCACCAGCGATCGAGACCTAGCGGCCACCTCGGCTGACGACGATACTCAACCAACCACTTACCGTCTGTGCGATGGATACGCAACTTAGTAATTTTGATATGGTCAAATTCTACACCATATTCGTTTGCGACAAGATCGCTCATGTTTTCCTCCATGCGGCGAGTTTTAGCGTCGCCTCTAATTCTTTATAGCTGCATTTATTTATTAAGTCAAGCAATTTATTCGTCGTCATACCAGATAAAATCATGTCGTTGATGTCTTTTTCTACAACATCATCTGGCCAGATACAAACTGTGTAGCCCTGATCAATTGTTTTCTGTATTCGTTTAACAATATCCTTGTTGCGAGGCTCGTTGTCAAATATAACTACAGTCTTTTCTGTATCCAACCAATCCTGATTAACATCTGCTCCAGCCATAGCTAAACAGTTAGGCAGAAACATACTATCGATTGGACCCTCGACCATGTATACGGTCTTATTGAAGTCAACCTGATCAAGACCAAAGACTTTGCTGTGGTCGCCGCGAATCATAATCGAATAGTAACGGATTTTAGAATTAGGATCAAACGAACGACCCTGATATCCAAACATCTTACCGTCTGCATCAAAGAACGGCATAACCAATCTTGGCTCGTCGCCCTTGGTCAAATCAAACTTATCAGGAATCATTGTATTTGTCCAAGCACAAAACTTAGGAACATAATACAGCCTGAAATGCTGTTGAGAGGGGATGCCTCGCTTTAGAACATAATCTCTAGCAGGATGACCAACTGGCAGCTGCGAGATTTTCTTGACCTTCTTTAAAGGTGCGTTAGGATCCCCAGGATTTAAATACTCATGCTTGAGCGGTTTCGCTTCGATAGGAGCATTGGCTCTCATCTCAGCAAACAATTCTAAGTCATATTCTTTTTTAAGAGTTGGGTCTATGTCTTTCAGCAGACTAGAGACAGATCGAGTGCACCCACAGTTGTGACACTTCATTAGAATCTTATTCTTCTGTTGGAAGAAGTATGCTCTTTTCTTATACAGATTCTTTTTAGAGTCGCCACATACAGGACAACGACTGTTGGCTAGGTAAGGGTTAGTCGACTTGACCGTAAACATTGGTATTCTGGCAGACAACATCCCCAGATACTTCGCATCAATCCAATACATAATATTCCAATCATCAAAGGCTACATCCCATTATACCCTAAATCGAAATAAAAGCAAGAAGTATTTTATGGCTAGAAGAGTTTTATTCCTAAAACCTTGGACAATATATATCCAGCTACTGTGGCCATACCAACAACAATCCAACGCCATTTGTTGAGATCATTTAGTTTGTCGCTTATCTTGGTAAGAAGTTGGTTCTGAGCCTCGATCTTCTTTTCTAAATCAACCTTTAGAGTATTAATATCCTCTTTGAGCTCAGTCCTAAAGTCTTCCATACGATCATAAATCTTTCCGGTATTATGATTGCTTTCCTCTCTGTGCTTTTCCATTGCAGTGTTCATTCTGTCAAGCGATGTGTTCGCTCTTAGCATGTCATTTTCAAGCAAAGAAATTCTTGTGGATACAGACGGATTCTTTTCAACCATTTTATTTGTCTTTCTGCTTATTGAGAACTTGGTTGCCGATATCGATCAGGCGACCTTTAGTGCTCTTTGCGAATCCTGTTGGGTTCTCAGCAGTTTTTGAGTTTGATGCAATAAGTTCTTTCTGGTTCTTGACAGTGTCTTCCTTGACATCATCAGCAGAAACCTTATACAGAGGATGCTTCATAGCCTTTACGTCGGCATCATCCTTTGACTTATGTTTAGAAACAACTTCGGTTCCTTTCTTCACAACCCAATTTTCTTTGGTCATGAAGTTTTGTGGACCAACGCCAGAATCTGAAGCCTTGATCTTTGTGTTTTTCTTGTGGAAATTTGCAAAGGATTCCATATTTACTGCTCCAGTTATTTTACGTGGGTTTTGTGGTCCGACTCTGTTGGATACTCCGGAACTCGGAGCCTTCACAGCAGGAGTTTCTGAATGAGGTCCAAGCACCGAGGCTCTTCTATCTAGGGTATGTTTTTGGACTGTTTGTGTTCTGACCAAATCTGCATTTTTTCTTTGTTTCACATCAGCAGACATTTTGGATTTTTCTCTTTGTTGCTGGGTGTCTGGGTCATTCTGTTCGCCCATAGCAGCGGCAACATATTTCTTCTGCATCTTTTTAGAAACAGGAACAGTGTTCTTGTCGTCACCAGCGCCAGCTACGCCAGCTACGCCTGTGCCGACACCAGCAGCGCCACCATCTTCAGCGAATTGTTTGAACGACTTCATATCTTCTTTAATACCTTTATTATGTTTTCGTCGCTATTGATATCAGAACAATCTATTTTTTTGTTCGTGATACCAATATTAATAACTGTATTTGGCAAATAGCCAAGAAAATCTAAGAACGGTTTCAAATATTCGTAGTGTTCAGTCATTCTAAAGAATAACATTCTGGTAGCAGGAACAACTCCGAATACATTATAAAGAACAATGATATGATTTAATATCAATCGTTCTTTTAATTCGCCACTCTCTTGGTACTTGTTGAATAAACGCTTGAGATACTTGAATCTTTTTAAATCAGAAAAAAATTCCTCTGTGTCGAAACACTCGGGATTATCATAGTGTCTAGCAGCATACAGAACAAAATTGGTTTCATCAAGGCTATCGTTCATATCAATTACCGATTTTTCGGTATACTCCATCATAGGCAACCCAAGTATATACCTCTCCGATAGAGGTCAGACTTGTAGTATTACCAACAGAACCGCCTGTAGCAGCTTCAATTGTTGTAACAGATGTGTTGCTTGTTGTTACAATTACGCTGTATGGTCCAGGAGCAATACATTTGATTGTGAAGATCTTATTGTTTGCACCTGCTGGCAAAGTGACAGTAATGTCTTCACCAGCAGTGTTTGGGTTGCAAAGAATAATATCAGTCGAAAGATTGGCAACGAATGTATCGTTGGCAACAAAAGTTACTGCTCTTGTACTGGTTACTTTATTGGCAACGTAGCTGTAGATTGTGTTGGCTACGACGACGTATGTATTACCATCCGCCCTCTCGATCGCAAACAAGTCAGTATCAGCGACACTAGCAGTGTTTGACGTCTTGTAGATATCGCTGTACTTTTTACCTGCCATTTAATCAATTCCCTCTATAACTATCAGGCGTCAGGGAATACTGTATCTTCAGCGTCCGCACCAGCATTGTTCATCGAGCGAACAACAGCAATATTTTCATACTGAACGCGACCAGAACGACCACCGACAGTGATGCCAGCAAGAGTTCCGCCTGTAGAAGCAACAGCATTCGCGCCGAACGTAGCACCCGAACCACCTGAAGCTCCACCAGTCGAGTTAGCAATAGTAACAACCAACTGGTTATTTGCGGTCGTGTTAGCAACTGTTCCTGAGTTCGTGACTGTGAAAGTCAGAGAACCACCAGTAGCATTGGTCGAGACTGTTGCTGTAGCATTGACGATCGCATTTGCAACTGTAACAACGTCGGTGTTGCTATAGCCTGTCGCAGTTCCTGTGTAGGTGATCACAGTGACATGCTTTTCGCGATTGAAACCTGCAACAACGACAGAAGCATTAACGTAGCCTGAACCCAGACCACTACCGTTGATGCCAACGGAAACAAGATTTCCTGTAGCATTTGCGGTCAGAGTTGCTGTAGCATTAGCCGAACCATTCGAAACAGTGATAGTGTCACCTGTCTTGAACCCTGTTCCGCCTGTTGCAGTCATTGCAGTGATCGGACCAGTGCCAGTACGAACGATATTCCAACCTGGAGTCACGCCCTTAGCTTTGACTGTTGCTTCTGTTTGGTCAACGCCAAAAAGACCAGCAACCTGCTTGTCGACAACTGCATTTGGTGTATTATTACTGAAGATCGTATTGCCACGATATTCAGTGCCAGCAATAACGCTTGTTTGTCTTGGTGCATTATTAGCTTGGTCTAGTTTTCCCCATAGAGCCATTTCTAGTTTCTCCTGTTATACTTTATATTTATTGAAGTAGTCAACGACTTCCATACTACCCGTCGAGACATTGAGCCAATCTTGGCGCTGTTCAGGGGAAATGATGGTGATATTTGAAGCATCTTCAAACATCTTGCGTTTCTCGAAAGTTTTTGCCATAACATCAAGTACAGCAGATTCAACAGCTGGAACTCTCTTGTTGACCGAAGTAGCATTCATAGCGTCGCCAGACTTGCCTGACTTCTTGTAGATTTCACCAGTCTTTGATTGTGCGATTTGATCAGCACCACCCATTGAAGTGTCAGTCATGCAACCTTCACTTTCTTCCTTGGCAAGTTTTCTAACTGCAGTCAAAACGCCCAAAGAACGCTTTACAGCTTTGGCATCTTCTTTTTCGCCAGCAGATGAATCTGTGTCGCCACGCTCGCCTTGCTCGAATCCACCCTTAGAAGCCAAATTGCTGATCGACTTTTCGCTGCTAGGAGCTAGGGATTTGATCACATAAGAATTGAGAGTTCCCTTCGACAATTCGTCAAGTTCTTCAGCTTCTTCCTTGGTCAGTTTATTAACAGCGAGTTTAATACCCTTTTCGCGCTTGCCCATGTCCTTAAAGTTCTTGCTCGACTTTTCGTCTGCAGCAATCTTCAGGCCAGCTGTAACACCTTGACTGCCCATTTTTGTGGCAGCCTTGTTGATATAACGACCCATTGTATCCTTTGAAAGTTCATCAATCTGTTCTGCGTCTTCTTTGGTCAACTTCTTGACAGCAGTTTCAATACCTCTATGGCGCTTGTCGAGCTTTTTGCCTAAAGATGCGACATGCTTTGGGTTAGCGGCCACATCAGCTTCTTTGTGACCTTGTCTCCAAGCAGTTAGATCAATAGAGTTTTTTGCTTTATTGATATAGCGACCAAGTGTTGGCTTTGAGATCTCATCAAGATCTTCAACTTCTTCAGCAACTTTGTTCTTACCACGAAGAAGTTTGAAGTCATGAGCATCAACCTTGCCATTCTTGTTGGCATCAATCTTATGCTGATTACCTTTTAGTTCATCGATCTGCTCGAACTTCGCTCGAGCCTCCGACAACTTCATTTTAATGAATTCTGACATGTTATTCTCCCAAATTTTATTATCTATTTATAATTATCGGTATCTTATGATCTCAACGATACTTGGGCATGCCATAATCACCACTGTCTTTGTGGGCAGGTGTTGGCTCGGAAACAGCTTTTACGAATGCATCATGCGAAGCACTGGCTTTCTTTTGGAACGCAGCTTTATCTTGAGTCGTTCTGCGAGCAGCCATGTGATCATTAAATGCAGTAATATGTCTTGGGTGAATCTCATGTTTTTTGCCATCATCAAATTCTACATGAGAATTGATTGATGCTGCTTTGCGAAGTTGCATACCAAGAGCAACTGGCTCTTCTTTTGGCTTACCTGCAGAAGCTGCAGCCTGTTGGCGATGCCAAGCTGCCGAGCCTTCTTTGGCTGGGCGACCGCGACCTTCTTCGAGTTTCTTAAGAACACCAGTTAAAAATTTGTTTTCTTTCATGACTTCTTCCTTGGTAAGTTTATCAGCTGCTCTTGTGATTCCTGTTTCGCGATTTTTACGGAGACGCTCTGCTTTGTCGTAAGTTGCTTGGTTGAATCTTTTGCCAAAGTGTCCTGTTTCACTATCGCCTTGATATGCAGCGATTTTTGTCAGAGGAAGATTCTTTGGTGACATTACATTCTTTGGCTGTTCAGCACCAGATGCCTTCTTGATATATGAACCAAGAGTTCCCTTTGACAATTCGTCAAGTTCTTCAGCTTCTTCCTTGACAGCATTCTGACGAAGACTCTTGTAACGACGGACAGCAGCTTTTCGCTCAGAAGAACCACCAGGAGTTTTTAGAAGATCAGCATACGCCTTCTTGATTTCTGGATTTGTCACACCTTCATCAATTTCAACTTCTTCGTTGGTTTTCTTGGCCTTCTCAATTGTTCTGAGCGCACGGGCAGTGCTCTTCATATCTTTGTTCATCTTACCAAAAGACTGCGGCTTCTTTAACTTGCTAGATTTGCCATCTGGACTGATATCGTAATCTCTTTCACGCTTTCCTTTTAGATAGCGATGAGCCATATCAGAAGAAATCTCATCCATCTGCTCAACTTCTTCATTTGCTGGGAGGTGTGGAGTCACCTTAAACTTATGAAGTGGACCATTGGCATTTTTTCCACTCTTGTTGTATGCACGGATGTGAACGCTCGCGCCATCATTTTTTGTTACGGTGCCATAATGTTTGTCGCCAGTTCCTGGAAGATAGTAGTCGACATCATCATTTTTATTCATGTCCTTTGCCATATCAGGATGCATCAAACCATGAGAAGCATAGGCGCGATGACTATAATTAGCTTCAGCCATATAGTCGTCAAAGTTTTGTTGAAGATGAGACACAGCAGCACCTTCATGCGATGCGCCATGGTCAGCAACAGAGAAAGATGCCTTGATGTCACCGTCTTTACCTAGGACATGCGAACCTGACTCGTCAGAAAATACTGTTGGTTTCTTAAACATTTGTGTCTCCATTACTTTACTGTGGCTCTAAGCATCCAGCCATGCTTGTTGTGAATATCTAGGCGATCCTGCATAAAGTTCTCAATGCCCTTATGCTTTGGATCTTTTCCTGCTTCTGCGATCGCAGCAATAACAGAATCAATTACCTTGTCGTTATCAGACAACAGTGTTTTGATCATGGCGCGAGCATCAGGAACAGTTTCAATTGTGCCAATTGTTGATAATTCTTGGAAACGCTTATAGCTTCCTGGAGCATATTCATCAAGAGTGCGAATGTGCTCTGCGATTGCATCCACAGCACCAAAAACTTCGCTGTAGAGAGTTTCGAACAATGCATGATATTGTGGGAAATTATCCCCTTCTACGTTCCAGTGAAAGTAGTGAGATTTCAAATAGAATGTAAAGCTGTCCGCTAAGACAACCTTTAGTTTGTCACCCAGTGTGCTCATTTCTTGCCTTCCATAATTGCCTTGACTCTGTCTGTCAGAGATTCCTCAGAGACAGTATCAACTTTGGCATGTTTCTTTGCTTTTTCTAGAGCCGAATCAGCAAGTCTCCAATATTTAACGTGGTATCCATCGGAAGATTTATAACCGACTTGCTTACCGTTTTCTGAATATGGCTTTACATATGGAGTTGCTTTGGCTTCTTTAATTGCTTCAATCTCGCTGGCTTTCAGATGAAGATTAGAACCATGTTTGTCAGTAGCAACTACGTAGCTGTCTAGCAGCATCATTCATGTCGATGTTACCCTTACCAGTGTATCCATCTTTCTTGATCATTACTCGATCGCCACGATGAAATTGACCAGCCTTTTGTGTATGACCTTCGTCACCATCATCATATTCGATTTCTTCGCAGTTCCAAGCACGACGAGACCAGTAGTTGGCCGAAGACTTGTCAGTCAGATTGCCTTGACCGCCAGAACGAGCGCAATATGATTTCTTGCGAGCAGGAATATTCTTTTTAATGCTGAGAGTCTTGTCGCCGAAGTTTACCTTCTTAGCTTTGCCGTCACCATCTGGATCGACATAGACCTTTGACTTCTTAACATCGCCAGCCATTGGCTTGTTTAGAGGAACTTTCTTGCCTTGATATGTGGCTTCATCAATCTCGACTTCTTCTTTCGGAACACAATTAGGAACGGTCTTGCCGTTTTTCTTCTTGGTGCCTACAGGCTCGTAGCCTTTCCAGCAAGGATTATCGGTGCGCAGACTTTCACGAACAGGCTTAAACTTCTTGGTCTTTTCAGCAGTTGTTGGAATGCCATCCATAGATTGGTTGGCGCTGCCTGATTCGCCAGTTTCGCCGTTAGCAATATCAGCAGCGAACAATCCCTCTGCCTTGATTCTCTTGCCACCGATGCGGCTAGTCTTCATTGCTTGTGTTGTTGGAGCATTTGACTCTGGAGCTTTTGGTGTATCTAAAGCACCTGTTCCCTCAATGTCATCATAACCCTCAAGGAAACCAGCCGACAGTTGGCGCTTCTTAGATCTACGACGCATTAGCTCAAAATTAGTCTGGTCGCTATCATCTTTTTTGTTCGAATCAAGACCAATATTGCCTTTGTCCTCAGGAGGTGGCAATTTGTTCAGTGGTGATTTCTTGCCGATGAAGTCACGAGCAGTTCTGGTTGGAATGGCAGGGACAGGATATCCACTTGCATCGCCACCAGCTTCGTTCATAGGTTTTGCTGTATTCAGACCCATACCATTATGAAGGTCGTCATATAGTTCTTTGGCATGTTTATCTGACACGTGTGACGGAACAGCATTTGTGCGGAATTTCTTATAATCCCCTGCTTCAACTGTTTCTCTGCTCTTTGTTCCAGACCATCCTGCAGCACCAGTGGCAGCGGCATCGCGCTGTTCTCCAGCAGCAACTACGCTGATTTTCGGAAAATTGAAATATCCATGTTTGCCAGCTTCGCCATTGTATCTGTTCAGCAATCTTTCGTATTCAGATACGCGATCCGATCCAGCAACAACCATAAGGTGCTTGTGCCCCTTTTGGTGAAGTTCAGCAGCTTGGCTAAGGAGATTTGGTCTTTCCTCAGAAGCCATTTGAATGTTTGCTTTAGGGAAAAATCTTTTGGCGTGCTTTAGTTTTTGATCAGGCGTCAAAGGATTGCGAACGCCAGAGCCTGTCTTTTTCTTGATGACATCATGCGAACGAGTAAGTATAATATGGTGAGGTGCGCCATGAGCCTTAGCTAGTTGCATTGCTTTGTCGACAACAATACCATGAGAAGGTGTAGGAGGAGACATGCGCATCGGCGCAAGAACAACTGGTTTGTCACCTGGAGCTGATGGATCAACAGATTCATTCTGTGTTGCACGGCTGACGATAACCTCGTTAGGAGTCTTGCCAGTAAGAGTCACATCTCTTTTTGGCTCTAACCCTAACTTTGCTCTAATTTTATTAAGAAACTGACCCATATTTCGCTCTCTTTTTATATATTTATCTATTTATTATTCTGGCGTGTTAGTGGGTTGACTGCGATTCTTTGACATAGCAAAGTTCGCAGCACTAAATGCTGGCTTTCCAGGTTCATCTTGGCGGCGAACAAACTTGGATATGTTATTGTCTTTATCAACAGAAACAAATCCTTCAGGTCCAGACTTCTGTCCGCCTAAAGAATATCCATATTGCTTGTTGTTTTCCAAAGAATTGATCAGAGTGTTCTTGGCTTTCTGCAGGTGATTGTGCAGTCTCAATGCTCGCTCAATGTGCGGCTTGTTTACTTGAATATGTGCCAATCTTTGATCAAGCAGAGCTCTCTTGCGGTCTATAGCCGAAGGAGTTTTGAGTTTGGCAATAGCCTTTTCTTCTTTTTCTCTGACATGACGCATGAAACCAGCATGAGTCGGAGCACCATTTTGCCTAATCTCATGGTTCAAATATGTTCCGATAGCATCAGCATGCTGACCAACAGCATCATGGCCATGCTTAGGCATTGCTTGAAATTCTTTTTCAGCAGAATTCATATGATCAAGAAACTTCAATTTCTCTTCATCAGAATAGTGAGAAGAGTCAACAGGAACCTTGGTCGAAATTACGTGGACATCTGAATGGGATTTGAATCTAGCCAAGTTTGGCATGAATTTCGGACTCATTCCAGCAAGAGTATTAGTGCCATCGCCTTGATATTCAGTATGCGTTGACACACCAATCTTTGCGTTAGAAACCTTCTTGCCCTCTGTAGAGTTTTTGTCTACATCGTATTTCAAGGTGTTTGGAGTGAAGGAATAAGTTTTACCTTCATCCTGCACATCAGGTTTAGTATACATAACATCGCCCTGATACACCTTATTTCCAGGAGTAACTTTAGGCAGATGCTCTAGAGCTGCGTTCATCTTCTCGACCAGACCAGGAGCATGACCGTGATTACGTTCAATATCTTCTGGTGTATAGTTTATCTTTGGTGTCTTGTTGCCGATTGCTTTGGTTGCAACAAAGAATTTGCCATTTTCGGGATTTGTGCCCCAAACCAATGATGGACTGCCATCATCTTTTCTTCCGACTTTAACATCAGAAGGAAGTCCACGCATCGCATTGTGCATGCCAATGAGGTGTTTGACTGCATGGCGATAGCCATCTGCTCCATGCATATACGAATAATCTTCGACATGAGTCGTATGCCCATGCACTTTACCCGAAGGCTCTTCGGTTTGTTGAGGAGCCTCCTCGGCAAACAATAGATTAAACTTTTTCATGCATTATTCCTTACTGTGTCCACAGCTCTATTTATAATAAAAAAGGACAAGGAGTTTCCCCCTTATCCTAGTTTGAACGCACCAGCCATACCTTTGTGTGGACCAGATGTGGCTTTGAAAATTTGGGATGCGACTTTCGTTGGCTTGCCCGTTTCCTTATGGGTTCCCCAAATTTCAGAAGAGATACCTCTGCCTTGTTTTACATGTAAGTGCGCAAATTTATCCAGATGTTCGTTGGCAATATCTGCAGCATTATGGATCAGAGGAACTGCAGAACCATCGGATTGAACGTGGCCATGAGCAACAATATGCGGATATACAGTTGGAGCAGAAACTTGGCTCACTATATGTCTACGCAAATGAGCATCTTGGAGTTCTGGATTGTGTTGGTCTCTGCTCAACCCCTGTTCATGCATTCTTGCCATTCTCTGTCTGGCATCAAGAGAAGAAGCTTCTGCAGCAGCAACCTTTGCCTGCACTTCAGGATCCTCAGACTTCAAGTCTTGCTTGTACTGAGCATGTCTTTCTTTCTTTGATCCTTCGTAGCCCAACTCTGTCATTTTAGAATCATGGTCTCGAGCTATTCTCGTGTAAGAACCTTTGGCATGACCAGCCTGAGATTCTAATGATTCTAATCCAGAGTTGCGGAAATTTGGTTGCTTTTCTGAACCATATTTTGCCGAAATAGGAATAAAGTTTCGTTCGCCAGCAGCATTCGTTGTGGTCGCGATAATGTCAGCGTTTGAGTTGACATCTTTGATTCCTGTTGTTTTTTCGTGGTCACCTGCTTTTTTATCTGTGTCAGCATTAGAAGTCCAGCTGACATCAGCAATCTTGTGACCTCCTGATCCACCAAGCATTCCCTGCCTACCGAGATGGTCTTTTACTGCATCAGCAGTTGCTCGCGCATGCTCGTGCAACTCATTATATGCTTCCTCGCCAATCTTTTCTCGAAGTCGATCGTGGACTTGCTGGGGAGTTCCGCCGTATTCTTCGTTCTCAGAACGATGGTGAGAGGGCAATTGTTTCTTACTATCATCTGTGTGTGACATATGATGTGCCAAAAGCAACTCAAACATTTTGCCTTTGTCATCATTTGATACTTTAGATGTGGCGGAGAGACTTGGTTTTCTCGCCTCATCCAGATAGTGTTTGTATTCTTTAAAAGATAACATAAGTCCCCCAGGATCGCATTTTTATTATTTATAAAATCCAGGAAGGTGCCTCTCTCTTTTTCCAGGCATGCATTCTAGCTTTGCCGATTTTGTAGTAGTTTCGATAGTTCGTAACGGGATCTTTGCTGATGATATACTCCTGATCCATACAAGATGGCATTTCGGTCATATCATATTCAGTCAGATTTAAAGGAGGAGACTGAAGCATATAGCCCAGTTTCTCTATAGTTTTGTGCGTTTTCCCGTAACGATAGCTATACTCAGAACCAAGAGCAAGAAGATGATCGGCGAGCCAAACATAATTGCAAACAGACTCACGACACCAAACAGCGCTAGGGTGATTAATATGAGTTGCATTATACATGACATCATTTCGGTTATCATCAAGCACCCAAACTTTCTTTTTTCTGAGTTTGTCTGTCGAAGGAACACGATATGTCACCTCGACAGGAGCACCGTCAAGCACACGATGAGCAGTGGAGAGAAGCTGTGCCGACTCAAGAATCATCTTGACGACATGCTTGTCAACCATCCACTCAGCGCATTGCTTGGGATCTTCATGAAGATAGAAGATATTCATATTTATATCACTCGTATGCGTATGCAACGATGTCTTGCACAATATCTGAGGTTCTACGATAATTGGGATGCACCCTATCTTTGGTAGGAATACCAATAGCGCCTAGATCTACAATGGCATCAGGGAACTGTTGTGCAACCTTGCGAATCGCAGCTGCTGCTTTTCGGTCATATGGTAGAATCCACACAACAAAGCCAACGTCTAATGATTCGCGAAGCTTCAGCGCATTCTGATAGTTGCGAGGATTCATAGGAGCATTAGAGCCCATAGAGATTACCGCATGACCGCCTACCTTGGTGCCAGAAAACTTCTTGACAATAAAATCAGTATCAGCGCCAACCTTGGCATAGATGCCACAGCTAGGTTCATACTTCTGTAAACCAACAGCGATACTGTCGCCGATATAAACACAATCCATCATGGCCACATTTCCTTATCATTTAACATTTCATCACGTTCTTCGGGAGAAACCCGACTAACAATTACACTATACGCTGTATATGAAATTAAAGCAAGCACAAAAAGAAAGAGATATGTATTACTTGTCATAATTCACCTTGTGGACATATTCCATCGCCTTCTCTGGCCCCCATTCTACAAGATATGGATGGTCTTCGAAAAACAGAACAGGAATTTCTTCATCTCCGATCTCTCGACAACCAACGATATTCTCGTCAATATGAAGCTGACCAAACTCATCTGCCTCGTTCATAGTGACAGTGTCTTTGGCATGTTCAGCGCTGTCACAATCCACAACATAACGAATACGAAACATTGAAACTGTTTCAACAAGATATTTCGGCATCAGAGTGCTCCGAAGTAGTTAAACTTCTCAGTCTTTTCGCGAGTCAATTTGAGACGCGAGCCATCCTTCGACTTATATTCAAAGGTGCCAGTCTCGCCATTGATATTGATCAATTCAGACTGATGGAACGAATAAGTCACCTCGTCTTCGTTGTCTGGGTCGACCAACCAAGAAGGAATGCCGTCAGCATCCTCATTCACTTCGATGACGATAGTGTTTGAAGACAGAGGGTTGCGATTCCAGGTTTTAGTATAGAGAAATTTGTCTTCAACCTTCTGGCCATTCTCGGCAATCAGTTCGACCTTAAACTTGGTTTCAGATTGAGAATCATACTCAGGCTTCGCATTGAGAAGCTGCATGACCTGTTGAGGAGTTTCGCCGTAACGATTCATGTCTTCGACCATCGCCTTGAGCATATCGAAGTTGAATTGACTGAACAGAGAAGCGATCTTGACCATCTGTTCGATATAGCTCTTGTTTTCCAGATTGTCATTGCAATATTCTACAATGAATTCTGGATCAAGACCCTTGAAGTCAATCATGTAGAAGATGCGTCCAGGACGATTGCGCATATGCTGGTCAATACGCCACTTGTCATTGCAAGTCAGAATGAACAGCTTCTTGCTAGGAAACACACCATCGAGCAGAGTCAGAATAGCTTCTTGCTGGCGCTGGTCGTAGACCTTCTCGAACTCGTCAAAGAGAACGATGCAAGGCTGGTCAATGTCAGCCATAAACTTATTGAATTTGTCGCCATTCCATGCATTGTTGATGACGATGGTGGGAATGTCGTAACGATATCCGGAAATCGACAGTTCCTTGGCCAACAGAGTCTTACCAGAACCCTTCTCGCCAGTTAGCATTACGCCTGTCGAGTTAGGACGATCTGAAAATGTGCGGTGGATACGATCGGCATGCCGCAACGTGTCGCCGTAGTATTTCGAGAGAGGCTTAAATTTATCAGTTTCTTCCAGGAACAGATTCCCGAACTGATCTTCCTTGATGATGTAATTGCCTGCAGGAAGAGTCTCATGCAGATCAAGAGCAGCCTCATCCGAGACGCGATACGTGTTACCAGAACGAAGAAAATAAGTCATTACGCAACCTTCCAATCATAATTATCTTGAGTCATTACAGACTCGCTTCCATCATACTCATCAATACGATATAGTGTGCCAGCACGAAGTTCAAAAATACGCAACTTAGCATGCTTACCATTAGCCTTGTCACCAAGTTCCTCTACGACCTGAGCCAAAACAGGATCAGCACGGTCGATATCACGGTCACTAAAATACATAGCGTTTGATCGAGCGTAACGATCTGGACCCACAGGCGCAGCACTTTCTTCAGCATTAATCTGCTCCCATTCTTCAGGAGAACAGAGATAGTAGTTGGTAAATCCAAACTTACTAGTAGAGGAATGCAGAGTGATGCCCTTAATTTCAGCATAGCGCAAAATCGCTTCATCCGAAAGGCTGAAACCACCATAGCAAGCATTATATACAATCTTAGCCATAATCAAATATCCTTATTCACCAAGTTCAACAAAGGTGAAACCTTCTGGCATATTCCAATCATCAGGAAATTCACCATCTTCTACAATACGAACATTGGCATAACCGATACCAACAATTCGATCCATATCTGTATAATGCAACACTTCAATATCACCATGCTCTGCGCGGATAGCTTCAAGATTAGCAATTAGTTCATTAATGGTCATAATCAAATATCCTTAGATAGCAGTGAAGCCAAAAGAGGCACAGCGATAGAGAGTACCATCGTGGTCTGCAACAATGTCGCCAACCGACATTGAAGAGCAACGACCGAGACGTTTGACACGAACGGTGTCGAGGTCGGCTTCCCAGAGGTTCATTGCACGGAAGGCTTGCTCGAAGCCATCGACATCGACGTCAGCAACGTGGGTGTAATATTGGAAATTCTCAGCTTTGAAGGTGCTTTCGAAGCTGCGATCAAAGTAAGCCTTGATTTTGGGGCTGGTTTCATCGCGGTTAGCAGCGGCGATTTCGGCGTCGGTCAGCTGGATTTGGTAAACCTTGATCATTTCAAATTTCCTTTTTCATTTCCTATTATTCACTCTAACCTATTTTTAAAAATAAAGCAAGAATTATTTTCAGAAAAAAGAAATTATTTTTCGGTCGCCTTACGGCTGAGTATGACTGCTCGTTCTAGAGCCTCTTCTCCATAATCATGGGCATATGGGGTGAATATGTTTTTTGCACCATCAAACAGAACTGTTGCCAGCAAAAGGAGATCGGCATGGTCATCACACATACCGATCTCTGCTTCGATACTTTGTCTTATTCTGCGCTTGATTTCTTTTTGGTTTTGAGTCAGGCTAATCAATGATGCCTCCTATAAGGTTGGCCGAAATGGCTCATTACAATTTAGGATTTCTCGGAATCTTGAAGTTCTTGTTTGCGCTCAAGATCTAGAACCCAACCCTTCACAGGGTCATAGAAACTGACATTCCTACTGTATTCTTCATTGCTTGCAACACGATTAAACTCAGAATATTCTTTAAATGTCAAAATCTTTTTCATTACGAATCCTTTATACTTCATCCCAATTTATTTCGTCAAGCTTACTCAATTGTGTTTTGACGTAGTGGTATGCCGCAAAAGCAGCAACTCCTGTCACGCCAAACACAGCTAAGAAGGCTACTTTCTTAGCGGAATTTAAATTTAACTTTTGCTTCGATATTTTCCACATTTGTCGTAGTCACCTTTCCTCCCTTAACGTTGTCAGCAATATATGCAATCATCGTGCCATCCTGAAGGTATACAATCTTATAGAGTTGGGTAGGAACAGGAACCTTGCGAATTCCAATGACCTTATTGTAATTTTCGTAGATAGCACCAGTGACAACATATTTGAATTTCATATCGCGAACAGCAACCTCAAGCAGACGCCAAGGTGTGCGGTTGACAGTTGGCTCCTGTGGAGTCATGTTCGTCATGAAGAAGGTGTCAGACATTTGCTGGTCGTCATTCGAGTTAGCAGCAGGAACCATGTGGCCACGGTCATATCCAGTGTTTGTATAATCATCTGGAGTAGTAGGATCAGGGTCACGCTTGTCTGGGCGGAAGTCGTTCTTACGAACTGGCTTCCCAGTGCGAGGAGTTGCGATCTCAGTCGAGAACACATTGGCTTCTCGAGCAGGATCGTATACTACAGCATAGAATGAGTTACAAAGAACATTTGTTCCAGGAACTACGATTTCTTTGCCATTAGGGAAGAACTGATCGCATGGTGATGCGAATGCAGCGGTAGGGAACAGCATAAATGCTGCTGCTAAGAATGCTTTTTTCATTATTGTTTCCTCGAGGTAGTTTACTCTGCAGTATTTAGGATACTAACCTCGACGCATTCTGGAGATTTCTTCTGCCTGTTCCTGATTGATTACTGGAACAGCATTGCTTTTGTGCATCGTAGCGATGCCTTTGATGAGAGAACCTGTATAGGTGTTTTCTTTACGAGCAAAGGTGACACCGATACCAGACTGAGAAGGATACTTCTCGCGATGGTCCGAAACATATCGCTCGGGCATGGCGACGCCACGAAGTTGTGGCTTATAGTTGCCCTGACGATATGCGATGTATTCGTCCATGGTCTTAGCTTTGATGCCGAGACGTTTACAATCTTTCTTGTGCGCAATCCAATCCATACAATACTGGCTGTATTTACCGCTGGTGAGTTTGGCTTTGCGCTTGCGAGTGTTCGTGGTCGTGTACGCATGAGACATCAGGTGCATCGTCATAATTTATCTCCTTATTATTCACTCTAACGCGAATAGGAAAAAAAGTCAAACACTTTTACGGTTAACTGTAACTTTTCCTGTGATAGGATTATGCTGCACATGGTGAGCATGAAACACCACATCAGGATGATGCTGTTTGAGAGCAAGGAGATGGTCAAGATTTTCCGTAGAGTCATCATAGAGATGGACTTCTTTGTATCCATTCTCCTTGACCAGATTGGATATCATCTGTGCTTTATTGACAGCAGCAGAACCACGAGGATTTAGATTACCAGAACGACGAACATGGATCTGGCCAATGTCAACGCCGAACTTCTTCAGGTGATCACCAAACTTTTTCTTGTCATCCAGATCAGAACGAGCAGTAACAATTTCAACCTTACCACCATTGCGATGGATTGCCTTCATCTTGGCTAGCATCGGACGGATAGGATAGGCTGATCTTTTGAACACGCTGGCCGACTTAAAGTCAGCAAAATCATATTCGTGATTAGGATGCAGTTTATGCGTATTAAACTGGGTATTTGACAGGGACATAACCCTGCGACCAGACTTCTTGTCTTTCACATGAACACGAAGCTTGTCATGGTCATGACCAAAGATCGTCTCATCCATGTCGAACGCATGGTAAGTGTTCGAGCTTTCTTGGAGATATTCTGAAAAAGTTTTGATCATATATTCCTTAGCGATAACAATCGCATTTATAGTCATAGACATAAGTGCGAGGAGCAGGTTGACGGTATACTTCGTCTTGGTTGGTAGGACGAGGATCCTGATTCTGACGAGTAGAACTTACAACAGTAGCACCGACGATTAGTCCAACAAGAGCAGGAACGACCCAACGATTGCCTTGACGTTCGCGACGTTCATGGCGAGGACGACGGTCGTATCCGCGATGATCTCCACGATCGTAGTTGTGGTAAACATTCCGACCTTGATAGTCATATGGTCCAGCCACTGCGGCAGTCGGCAGAACAAGAGAAGCAATCAATGCACAAGCTATAATTTTCATAACACGTCTCCTTTTTTTATATTTAGGTTAGATGACTTTACCATCGAGGATGAAGCAAGAACGACCACGCTCGTCACGGTCAAACACCAGAATGTTATCATTCATGAGGATTTGAAGAGGAGCCTCACCTTGGGCGTTGTAGGCACCGCCGAGACGAGCGAAGTAGGACTCAACCGAATAATGCTTGATCAAGGTCTTGACGAACTTAGCTTTGGTAACTGGACCACGGTGCTTGAAACGAGCAACGAACTTGCGTTCGCCACCAGTGTTATAGTGAAGGTAACCACCGTGGTATTCGAAGTTAGCAGATTCAAACTTGGTCATAATCAATTCCTTTTTCATTTCCTATTATTCACTCTAACCTAATTTTAAAAATAAAGCAAGAAGTTTTTTTCGGAAACAGAAAAAAATTACTCCAGCTTGAGTTTACTGAAGTCCCGTTTCGCCGTTTCTGGCTTAGGAGTCTGCCCCTTCTGGAAACCAGACTCGTGGACGTTTTCCTGCTGCGAGTTGTCTAGATCATGCAGCTTCATCTTTGACCTCTCAATCCCAACCACAAACCTGCGATGTGCGCTCAGGTCATTATACCGATTCTTGAGTTGCTTAATCATAATCTGCTTGCTGTCTTCAAGTTCCTCGGTGCTGATCAAAGCAAGGATAAGATCGGCAGTATGGGTGATGCCCATAGACTCGGAGGTGTTGGTCAGGTCAACGTCACTGTTGCCGTAGCCATCACGATTGTATTGAGTTGCCGAAACGATAGGAACATTAAACTCAACAGCCAAGGCACGTAGTTCCTCAGCAATTGCCTTGATATATCCATAGCTGTTCATCGATCCGCCCAGCTTGACACGAGCAGACGAACAGATGTTGAGATAGTCGATATACACAACATCAGGCTCAAAGTTCTTCTTCAGCTTCAACTCGTTCATGAGATGGCGGAAGTGACCAGAACCTGCAGATGAAGTAGGATATTCTTTGATGATCAGCTTGCCCATCACCTTGGTATTCATCTTCTCAATCTTCTTGATATAAGTTTCTTTCGGAAGCAAATCAAGATCGTCCATCGAGATGTTCAACAGATTGCAGTCAACACGCTTGGCTGTTTCTTCTTCCGACATTTCCATGGTGATATACAGAACGTTCTTGCCTTGGGCAATATTCGCAGCTGCAAAGTGACACATGAACAGAGACTTACCGATACCAGTCGCAGCCATCAGGATGTTGAAAGTCTTGCGCTTCAGACCACCCTTGGTAATGGTGTTCATCAGCTCAAGATCGAAAGGCAGCTTCGACTCTGTACGGTGGTAGTATTCATAACGATCGGCAGCATTTTCGATGAAGTCATGGCCGATATCCGTATCGAACGAAACTGATAATGCAGTCGACAACAGTTCTGGGATTGCTCCTCGACCGATGTCTTTCTTCTTGTTGTCGATAATCTGAATTGAATCCATAATCGCATTATAGATTGCTCGATCCTGACAATGCTTTTCGGTTTCCTCAAGAAGCCAAGCACTGTTCTCAGACTTGAGATTTTCTAGAGTCTCGACACGATCAGTCAGAGCCTTGTATTGGTCTTCGGTAAGACCCTTTAACTTTTCAATCGAAACTCCAAGAACTTCCTTAGTCGGCAACTTGTTGTAAGTCTCGACAAATGCATTGATAATCTTATAGAGCTGTTTCTCCGTGTCAGAAGTGAAGTAGTCGAGCTGCAAGAAGGGCAGAGCCTTTCGGCTATACTCTTCATTGCAGATCAGGTTGTTTACGATTGTTTCTTCAAGTTTCATTCATCATCCATTGTTTCGAGTTCTTCATCCAGATCAACATGAACCTGATCTTCGCTCATCATTGCGCCAGAGCCAATACAATACTTGTCTTCAATATACTTCTTGAAAGACTTAGACGACAGGATCGGGAGCCAGAAGTCAGCAGTGTACGTATCTTTCTCGCGATAGTTCTTGTCGAAGATCTCGCCAGTTTCCATATCAACCTTCTGATACCAGCCAATCTTCGGCTTGATCACGTGACCAGACGCAAGAGCCATGTCAAGCAGACCCGACCACTTGCTGATGCCATCTTCCCATGTTACTTCAACAGGAATCTTTGACTTTTCTTTGACGAAACGAGACTTCTCGACATTGATGATGAAGTTATAACCAACGATCTCAGTGCCAGTCTTTTCTTGCTGACGACCGATGATGAAGATATTATCAGCAGAGTAGTAGATACCTGTGCCGCCCGAGACGATTGCCTTCGGGAACATACCCTGTTCCATGTAGATGTGGTTGACAACAATCATCGGGATATCCTTCAGATTGAGATGCGGAGTAACCATACGGAACAGAGACTTGAGCTGCTTGGCACGAGTCATATCAGCAACCGACTTCTCGTTCAGAGCATCTTCTACTTCCTTCTTAGAAGCCAAGTTGCCGACCGAGTCAATCACGATGATCACACGATCGCCACGAGCAATGGTATTGATCTGAGACATAATGTCAAACTTCAATTGTTCAATGTCAGTGATAGGAGTATGCAGAACACGATCCGTATCAATCTTGAATGATTCGAAATATGCTTGAGGAGTGCCGAACTCCGAGTCATAGAACATCATCACAGCATCAGGATACTTGTCCATATATGCCTTGGCCATCATAAGACTAAATGAAGTCTTGAAGTGCTTAGATGGACCAGCCCAAATTGTCAGACCTGGAGTCAGGCCACCGTCAATCTTACCCGACAGAGCAATATTGATAGCAGGAACACTGGTAGGAATCATGTCCTTCTTGTTGAAGAACTTGGATCCGGAAAGGATATCGCTATCCTTGATGGTGGAATTCTTTTTTAGTTTTGAGAGTAATTCAGACATTAATCAACCTTTGGCATTGAGAGGATAGTTTCGATTAGCTCCAAAACTTCAGTTGGAGTGTTGGCCACAGTTCTAGAAACTGCCCAGTCATCTGCAGCATCACGACCATTAACTTCAACCATGAAGCCATTGTCATACATATTCACAGTAAAGGACATATCTACTTTGGCAAGATTATCAATTTTCATATATTATTCTCCTAGGCAAAAAAATCATCGAGGGTTGCGACTTCTTCAGTTTTCCAACTGATGGCGTCGCAGATTAAAGTCAGTGGCTTTAGAAACGCAGCATTAAACTGACGGTCGTAGTCAATATGTTGTTCCAAATTAAATTGTTTGGGCAATACATTTAGGACGGCAAATACATCCTCGTGCAGAGGATTGGGAACTTTCATGTAACAATACTTGATTTTATCTCCGTCCGTAATTGCATTATACTTCTTTTCTAAATTATTGTCAAGCAGTAATTTGTTAAAAAGTAGAGCACCACGAACATGGATTGGTGTTCCGCCACGATAGATATGAGTATCTGACTTGTAGTCAGTGAGACTCGAGCATCCACGAGGCGAAGCGATTTCTTCAAAGGACAGCTTGCCAAATTCTTCACGGAAACCGTCAATGAATTGAATCAATTCAAGTTGAGTTCCACGAATAATAATCTGCAACGCTTGCCTAATTTTATTGCGACAGACTTCAGGAGTCGAGGATTTGACAGCCTCAATACCCATAATCTTCAGATCAGGTTCTTTATACCGAACACCCTCATTGTCCCAGACATTCAGAATGTATCGTTTCTTGGCAGTCCAGATACCACGGTCGGCAATCGCTTCGCGCTTCATCTTCATGTTCTGCATGTAGGCATTGGTATTGTCAGCTAATTCCTGAAACTTCTGATCGATAAAAGGTTCGAGCTTTTGTTGGCAGACTTTGTCGAGGAAGTTGACAGTTGTTTCTTTGTCTTTGTTTGGGCAAGCCATGTCAACCAAATCGCCGAGACGAAGATAGATCGAGTCAGTATCCGAAGCAATAACGAAACGCTTCTCTTTGCCTGTCAGCTTCGCAAGATAGGCATCCATCGCATCACCAACATACCGAATACCATACTGACCAGAGAAGGTGATAGCTTCAGCAAACTGCAGCTTATACCAACGGAAGTAGACGTTACCAACTGCACCGAACAGAGAGTTGAGAATAATCTTCTTGGCCATCTGCATGTTATTACAGCGAGAGATCTCTGCTTCAATCGCCTTAGACTTACCTTCAGACTGCTTGCGCTTTTTCGCATCAGTCATCTTGTTCTTCCACATCGTTCGGTCGGCATACATCTTTTCGACCAGCTGCGGGAACATACCTTTCTCGTTCTTGTTCCAGACTGTTCCGTTGGCAGCAATCGCAAGATTTTCTTCTCGAGCATCCTCAAGTATGCTTGGTTTGATTCCATCCTTGAGTAGATTGTCGATTGAAGGGAAGTTAGGCAGCATACCAGCATAAGTCTCAGGAGACATATTATATTGAACAATCAGGCTGGGATACAGAGAGTTAACGTCAAACGAAGCCACCCAATCGTGCATGCCAGTGACAGGCTCAAGAACGAATGCGCCTTCAAACTGATTCTTCTTTTCTCCACGCTTGATCTGATTGACAACCATCTTCTGCTCGAGCATGAAGTTATGAATGATCACATCCCAGAGCAACACAGAAGTAAAGGAATCTTCAAGATTGACCTTGGCATCATACGCGATCGCATACGCGAGCTCGATGAGAGCCATCTTCTCGTCAAGTTTCTTGACCAGTTCTACATCTCGAATGTTGTATTCGATGAACCGCTGGGGATCCTGCTTATACATACCAGCAAGAGTCTCAAATTCACTGTAGTCAATCTTACGTTCGCCAAGTTCGACATAAGCAATATGGTCGAGGCGATAGTTTTCTTGCTTGGTATATGTAAACTTGGTGTAGAGACGTTGATAGTCTAGAGCAGATATGCCCATGATGTCATACGACTGTTGCTCGCGACCCCACATCTCAACCGACTTTTCTTTGAGCCAACCCCAAGGCGAAAACCCAGCAGCATACTCATCGCCGAACAGCTTCTTGTAACGATTGACCAGATACGGAATATCGAAGAACTCAATATACCAGCCAGTCATGACATCAAAGTCAAACTGTTTCCAGAACTTCATGAATGCACGAAGCATACTCAGTTCGTCATCGTAGAGGAGCGCTTCTACATCATCGCGATGCTTCTTATATTGTAGAGTGGTGAACACATAATACTTGCCGCGAAACTCAACGGTGATGGCGTTGATAGCCTTGTCCGCTTTGTCAGGATTTGGGAATCCATCATCAGACTCGACCTCGATATCCAGATCGGCAACACGAATCTGATCACGATCGTATTGAATTTCTCCTGGATAATAATCGTTCAAGAATGCATAGACCCACTTGTCCATGCCATAGATCTCGAATCCTGAGACTTCGTCATAAGTTTTGGTAAATTCTCTGGCTTCCTTGATAGAATCAAATTCTATCTTGTCGACCATAGCTCCAGAGATTGTTCTGTATTCTGGATCTGGCTTCCTTGACGGAACGAACAGATATGGGTTGTATGGAATTTTGGTCGAAACCCTGCGACCATCTTCATATCCACGAAGAAAAATAAAATTACCACGCAATGCTGCGTTGGTGTAGAATCGCATTCGATCACCTCATAGTTAAAGAGCCAATTCTCAATATACCCTAGAAAGGAAAAAATAGCAAGAACTATTTCCTCAATCGACGGAATATTCTTTGTCTTCAAAATTGGTCAAGTAGTCATTCAATTGGTTGATTTTTCCGAGATTGCGCAGAGCCTTATAGACCAGATTCTCTTGCGCAAATTCTCCAGCTTTCTGGATTCCTGAAGATCTCATCTGGTGGAGTCTACCCTTCAGCTTTTTAATTTGCTGTGCCTTCTCTTTTGTTCCGTAGGCAAAGTCGCTTGTCATATGATCAATCTGTTTCGCATAATACTTAATCTTGCGAATTAGATTCGGATTTGAATACATCTGTTTCACATCGTGCTTCGATGGCTTCGAGATCCACTTGTTGGTGATCAGAGAGTAAATTCCTTGAGCATCTTTTGGTTCTTGTTTTTCATCCTGAGCATACAACTCAACAGGATATCCTTTGATTCGGATATTGGGATGGTACTTTGCCCAGAGAATCTTCTTGTCGTATAACCAGTCGTCGAGAATGTCTGGGTCTTTGATGATGTTTTCCATATCAACAACAAGATGCAGGTCGATGTCCGAGAAGTCGGTATAGTTGTAGTTACAGTTCCCGCCAATCAGAATGATGTCTTTGATGACACTGAACGGAATACGAGAGAAGTCTGCCCAGTCATGTGCGATTCGAATCAGAGCAGCATGAATCTTTGGGTCTAGCTTTTCTTTCTGCCAGATCGCAGGATTGAGCTGATCATGATACTGCAGAGTAGTATCGAATTTAGATCTTTCGTTCAGGAATTCTGTAAATTTGAGCATGGGGATCTTTCGTGTTAGAACTCGTTATATTTATAAATATATGAGAATTGAAATTAACAAGAAGGCTTGTCTCATGTTTAGTATGATCCCTTTTCCTGTCAAAATTATGGCAATCATATTCATTGTTTTAGGTGCTGCTGGTTGGGGCTATATGAAAGGCTCTGCTCATGCAGAAGTCGAACTGGCCAACTACCAAGCCAAAGCCGAAAAACAAATCTCAGAATTAAAAACAGAAAACACTACCATCTCTAGTCAGGTCACGACAGAATTTGTCGATCGGGTCAATACCATTCACGACAAAGAAACAGTCTATCGCGATCGTCTGGTAAACCTCGGCGAGAGCACCAACAACCTTTCCAATGGTTGGGTTGAGCTTCATGATGCCGCTGCTAAACTTGCTGATCCAGATGCGCAACTAGCTGGTGACAAATCTCCATCTGGCATCATGGACAACTCGGCGCTTGCTGTTGTGATGGGCAACTATTCAGTATGCCATCAAAACAAACAGCAGTTGATTTCTCTTCAGAAATGGATCACAGACAACAAGGCAGCTGTCGATAAAGTAAATGCAGAGGGAGCGAAAAAATGAAGAAGCTGATTTATATTATTCCTTTGGTAATTGCTTTGTCGGGATGCGCAGGAAAAACCAGACTTGTACCTCAAGCATATATGCCAGAGCCACCAGAGATTCTGATGAAGTCTCCTAAAGAATTATCCACAATCAAACAACCAACAAAAACAGAAGGAACTCCAAAATGAAAACTCTCTTAGAAAAAATTAAGAGCTTCTTTATCTTCTTAGATGTCAATCATGACGGCAAAGTTTCAGCCGAAGATGCTGAAATTGCGAAGGCATTGGCAGAAAAGAAATTCAAAGAAGCCAACGAAATTATTAATGATGTGAAGGCAGAAGTTGCTGTTGTGAAAGAGAAAGTTAAAAAAGCAACAAAAAAGAAAGCAAAATAATGAACCCTCTATCATTTTTTTCAACACCACCCATTACTTCATTCGAGCAGTTAGAGCTTGAAAAGGGCAAGATTCAGCTAACCATCATGAAGATGGCTGCTACAATCCTTGGTATTATCATGCTAGCGGTTGTATTCATTTTTCTCATCGGTATGTTCATGCCAAACGAACTTATCGACAACAACGAAATCTTCAAAATCATTGGACCTGCATTCTCTACTATCGTAGGTGCTTTTGTCGGTGCGTTTGCTACTATGATGGGTATGAAGGTGACTGAGCTTGATACAAATGTCAAGACTCAAGAACTTGGCAAGACTGATCACAAGGCACTAGCAGAAGCGCATGTGATTAATGCACAAGCAGAGTCGATTGAAGCTGATACTGAAATTAAGCTAATGGCTGCTATTGACAAGTATCAAGATTCAGATGAAGACCACGGTCCATTCTAAGGAACAGCACATGACAAAACTAACAGAACATTTCGCTCTAGAAGAGATGACCGTCTCTCCAACTGCAAAGAAGTTGGGGATCCCTAATACGCCTACTGCTGAACACATCGAGAACATGCGCTATTGCTGCGAAAAGATTCTCGAACCTGTTCGTGCTAAGTTTGGTCCAGTCACAATCAACTCTTCGTATCGTGCTCCTCTTGTCAACAAAGCAGTTGGCGGTTCGAAGACTTCACAACACGTCAATGGCCAAGCTATCGACTTTGAAGTCAAAGGTGTTGACAACAAGAAGGTCGCTGACTGGGTTGCAGACAATCTTGAATTCGACCAAGTCATCCTTGAGTTCTACACTGCTGGTGATAAGAACTCTGGCTGGGTTCACGCTTCGATCAAGAAGGAAGGCGGAAACCGCAAGCAGCGTCTGATTGCTAAGAAGTCGAAGGCTGGCGGGACTCAGTACGTTCCAGTTGCGGACTTTGATCCATCAACGACTCGCGAAGCAGGAGCTCCTCAAGTAGCTGGTCCAGCAATTGCGAAGCAGTCGGCTGCTCCTCTAAAGGCAGCTGTGGCTGTTGCGGGTCTTGGTCCATTAGCTGCTCTCCAAACTAAATGCGGCATTGGTGCCGATGGTAAATGGGGTCCAGGTACTTATAAGGCTGCACGCGACTTCTTCAAACTGACCAATGGTCAAGCAGCTCACTTCTTCGGACAGTGCGCTCACGAGTCAGGTGGCTTTAAAGTCTTCTCAGAAAATCTTAACTATTCGGATAAGGGTCTCAATGGAATATTTAAAAAGTATTTTCCAACGATTGCGTCAACAGCTGGTTACGCTCGTAAGCCTGAAAAGATTGCGAACAAAGTCTATGCCAACAGGATGGGCAATGGACCTGAAAGTTCGGGCGATGGTTTTAAATATCGAGGTCGAGGTCCGATCCAGTTAACTGGCAAGGATAACTACACTGCATTTGCTGCTTCGGTAGGCAGACCTGATGTTCTAACAAATCCAGATATTGTTGCTGGCGAGTTGGCTTTCGAATCAGCTCTGTGGTTCTTCAAAAAGAACAATCTGTTTGCGATTGCAGACAAAGGTGTATCCGACGCTGTCATTACTCAGATTACAAAACGAGTAAATGGTGGGACGCACGGTCTAGATGATAGACTTAAGAAAACCAAACAATACTTTGCTTGGGGATAAATGATGAAGGGGGAGCCAAAAACTCCCCCTCCACTTTATGTCACTTAGTTTTAGTTTCTGCTAAGAATTCTGCAGGATCTGTAATTTCAATTTTCTTTGGCTTATTAGCCTCAGGAATAATTGCTTCCAGACCAACACGCAGAATGCCATTGAGAAGCTGAGCACCATTAACTTCGACATTATCTGCCAAAGTAAACGTGCGAGTAAACGGACGTTGGGCAAGACCTCTGAACACAAATTCGCCTTCATCGGTTGATTGTGTGTTCCCTTTGATAACCAGTTTATCACCAGCCAACTCAAGTTCGATATCCTGCTTGCAGAAACCTGCAACAGCCATCTCGATGACATAACGATTGTCATCAATCTTCTTGATATTGTATGGGGGATATTTGATTTCTTGGGCCATCTTAACTGATTGCTCAGCAGCTTCAGAGAGTTTCTTGACGATTGGATCGAAACCGACTAGATAACGATCGAATGGAAATTGTAGGAATGTGTTCCCAAATTCAAATGCCATAGTTACCTCCTCTTACTTGCAGCGCGAAAATAGTGCGCGATTTGAAAAGAATTCGTTCTTTGACAGAGCTGAGCTTTTGTCAGCATCAGCAACAGCAAAAAACTTTTTCTTGACAGTGCAACCAGTTTGCTCTAGTTCTAGAGTAGAGATTGTGCCATTTGCGTTTGTATCGAGACGAGCAAACAATTGTGTTCTCCAAGAACCAGCAACTGGAGTTACAACTTGAGTTGCAGCAATTTGTTTTAGTTCTGAGGCAGAGAGTTCGCCGTTTGCAAAGGCAGGGGTTGCAAGCAGAGTTGCGGCAATAATGCCGATAAGAGTATTTTTCATTATGTGCTCCTTATTAAGCGAGTTTTTAATTTTGATGTCCCATTAGGCGACATCGTTTTATTTAGTGGAATTAACCAAAAAATGAATCTAGTGCATTTTCAGCAGCCTGAATCTTGTTCGGCTTTACCATACGGCTATCGCGCAGCTTGAGTTCGGCGTGTCCTGTTGTTTCACGAATATACATCTTACAATATTCAGGGAAGGCATCGGCAATAATCTGAATGCTCTTCTGGACATATTCCTTGGTGCGAATATCCTGAAGACCACCTTCTTCTTTGTAGTAGCGAGACTTGACAGTATACTTGTCTAGACGAACGACAGCTTCATTCTTGATGTATTGACGAATAGAATATTCATAATCTTCGCCGTGGTTAGTGATACGTTCAAGGAAGTCGGCGTGTTCAACAATGACACCAAACATAGAAGCGATGATGTAGCAGAGCTCTGTATAAACACGATCCTTCATAAAGTATGCGTTGGCAGCTGCATAGATACCGAAGGTTTTGGCCCCAGCTTTTTCGCAAGCCTCGAAACCCTGGATGATAATTTCTTTTTCAAGATCCTCAACCCGACCAAGCTTCTGTTCGCTGATCTTTACCTGCACTTCTTCGATGTCATCATCAAACATCATCAGCTTTGTGCCTTCAGGATACCAACGCTCAATAAAGTTGCGCTGCGCACCAATAGTAGGAACACCTCGAACAATCTCAATATCCTTGGCGTAAGGATTATCCTTCAACGCATTCGCATATCGATCATACTCGCCTTCTTCCTGATCATTGACAAAGATCTTAATCTTGGCAGGGTCAATATTATACGACTCAAGAACTTTCAGAGTCTTGTTCTGAACAGTCTTTTCGCGATGATAAGAAGGGATAGCAATACAATAATCCATAATATATCCTTTAGAAGAAATTCTCTAGAGAGTTTTCCATAACCTGATTGACGATTCCGTCCTCATCTTCAAGACCTTTCGAGGCCAAGAAGTCACCCCACTCTTGGCTTTCCCACATCGAAGGCGAGACACCGTTCCAGAGTGGACGCTGCATAGGATGGTCTTTGTTTGTTCGACGAGTCTCAACGAACTCGCGACGAGCCGACTCATACTGCCAAGATCTTAGATCTAGCATTTTTTCGCGGAAGTAGCAGACCAAAGAGATACGCTCAGCTTCTGCATTAGTTAGAACGATTGGGGTGTTCCCGTGAATAATTTCGTGATTGTTTACCAAAAGTAGATCTCCAGGACGGACGTTGACTGCAATCCTGAGTTCTGGAAAAACCAGATAGCCACCTGTATAATCACCCGATCCAACGACCAGCAGATTACTCAGACCACTATCAAGATCGCCAGCATCACGGTGCGCAGCAGTGCGGAATGATTTATTGACTGTGATTGTTGTAAAGACAGTCTCAGGAACAAGGAAGCGAGGGTCAATTTTATCTGCAGCTGCACGCTGATTGCTCCACTTCAAGGGAAGCAGTTCTTTGTAACCACGATTAAGTGACTGTAGAAACGGAAATGATTTTTCGAAAGTTTCGAAGTTCTTCTCGGTGAAAGAAGTGGCGCGACCCCAAGGAATACGAGGATAGCGATCGTACCAGCCAGCAACACCAGAGAACACAGACTTAGCATAGTTCGTCACGCTGATCCACTGATCATGAACCAGTTTGGCCTGACGAATCTGTTCATCGTCAGATTGCTTGACCAGTTCGTAAGCCCACTTGTCGAACCAACCAAAATACTCTGGATACTTTTCGCAGACTTTGCTACGAAGCCAGACCCGACCACGAGTTTCGTCGGACGGAGCATTGTTGCCATATTTGAGTTTGATTGTTTCAAGAGTTTCGTCGGCAACGATTGCGTTGCGAGGACGGAGAAACCAGCTAAGAACTTCTTCTTCGTAGTCAGTCACCCACTCGCGACCGCCACGATGTTCAGTCGACAGCATTTCGCCACGAGGTCCAGCTGCCAGTCCACGATTCTGACTTTCTACTGCAGCTTCGCGTAGACCAGCGTAAGCGCCATCCTGTTCTTCTTGACTGAAGAAGTTCTTGCGGAACTTAAATGCGATGCGATTTTCATCTACACCATCTTCGGTGGAACCAGTAAGGGCAGAACCTGACGGAAAGTAACCATCATAATCTTCTTCAACTAGAAGATCGTAATGACTCTCATCAAGAAACTGACCAAGTAAATGCTCGCAGTTGTGTTTTTCTGTGGCAACAATTACCTTTACCATAAATGTATATCTCCTTATTCAATTTACTCATTATATATGCAAAGAGAAAAAATGTCAAGCACTTTCTTCATTTATAAATGAAGAATACGAAGTATCCCAAGGAAAGAGAACAGACTTCAAGTTAGGTTCCTCGTAGTTTGGACCCTTTTTAATTTTGCCATCTTCTCGGTAAAGTGGCTTCCCGTCTTCACCAAGCTTGGTCATATTTGACCGCTGGACTTCAGCAAAGCATTTATCTAAATCAATACCGAATGCCAGACCAGCACCATAAGTGACATAGAGAATATCTGTAAGAGCATCAGCCACTTCAACAATATCATTGTCCTTGAGAGCTTCGCGAAGTTCTTTTAGTTCTTCGGCAATCAATTTTACTCTTAGAGCTTGAACATTTCGTTTGGGAAGTTTTGGAGTATCCTTTACTTCTTGTCCAAACACACTCATAAATTCACGAACCATATTAAAATTTGTCATTATTTCTTGTTTCCGATACTGTATTTCGCCAAGCACTGCCAATCACCCTTTTCCTTGTAGGAGATGATTTTAATGTGCGACACAGGAACAACAGGTTCCTTTGTCTTTTCTTTGTCAACAACCTCAATCAGACCCCATTCTTCAAGTAGATTGGCAATAGTATTTCTACGAGCCTCATCATTTTCACAGAAGTCTGTGTTCTTTTTACCATCAAGCAGGAACAATTCCTTGAAGTGCATGATGTAGTATTTGCCTTGTTTGTGTAGGATATGACAAGATTGATAGAGAGTGTTGTTCTTTTTTGAAGCAACCCCAATGCGTGTCAGTGTTTCCTTAACGAGAAGGAAATTATCTGGGTCTATGAGTTTAACCTCTACTAAATCTTCAATCATATTTTTATCCGCCAGTTTCGAGTTTCTTTTTTATATTCTGGATTTGTTCAACAGTAAGAACAGAGAGGGCTTCCTCAGCTCTCTTGATGCTGTACCCATAATATTGGGCAATATCTTTAGCATCTTGAGAAACAACTGTTTTTGCTTGCTTCGAAAACCTTTTCCTTCTATTTATTGAATTCAGAAAGTAGTCAAACTGTTGGATATTGGATAGATGGAAGTTCTTATTCATCTCGTTTGCATAAAGAACAGAGTCTTCAAAATAAGAAAGAGTCTTATTTGTTATCCAAGGATTATAATCCTTCTCTGCCAATTCTGGATTAGCTGAATTACGAATAATATCTTTCTTATTGTAAGAAACGTCAGTTATGTAGTCAAAGGGATTGCTCATTTGAAGGAGCAGGTTGACATAATTTCCAGGAATGCTGCTGCCAGATTGATTTCTGCATTAGCAACAAACGCTGCCTGATACTGATATTTTGCCAGAATCAAAATAAGATCAGGAATACTGGATGGCACCATCAAGTCATAGGCTGCATCATATAGACTCTTGAAGAGAACATCAGAGTCGATGTCAGAGTTCTCGCCGACCCACTTACGAACAGCAGGGAAATCGCCATTCTTCATGAACCCGATGAGAGTCTTGAACGCTTCTTCCGAGAAGTTGGCTAGGATACCTTCATCGATGGCACCAGTAACCGAATAACGCTGAAGTTCGTTTAGAACACGACGCCAGTCTGGATAATGGCTGGTGATGACAGCAGCAACAACCTTCTTGTCAAAGGGAACACCCTCGCCTTCAAGAATACCGCATGCACGCTTGAGGAACTGCGCAGCTAGGCTGGGCAGGTCGGCTTTCTTAATCTTGAAGTCGACAACCGAACAACGAGACTGAAGCGGATCAATGATACGATTCTTGAAGTTGCAGGTCATAATGAACCCACAGTTCGCCGAATATTCTTCCATGAAATTGCGGAGAGCTGGTTGGGTTGAGTTGGCATTCAGATAGTCAGCCTCGTCGAGAATGACATACTTGCGACCGCCAGTGAAACTGACAGCCGATGCATAGTTACGAATTTCGTTTCGAAGAACGTCAATGTTACCATTCATTGAGCCATTGATCACGATATAATCGCAACCAAGTTCTTCGAGCATAGCCTTGGCTATCGTAGTCTTACCGCAACCAGCAGGGCCAGAAAGAAGAAGATTAGGTACATTTTTTTGGTTTACAAACTCCTGGAAAGTTTTCTTCAGTGTATCGGGAAGGATACAGTCGTCAACGGTCTTAGGGCGATACTTCTCGACCCAAAGGAAATCTTCGCTCATAATATATCTCCATCACAAAAAATAATCCCGATCGGGAAGTTTTAGTCCAGATTTTCTTGCATGGACCAAAATATTCCCGATCGGGAAGGTTCACAATTAAGCGAAAGTTGAATTGCTCTCAGTTGCAATCCAATAAACTACGCTGTCAGAAGAGAAGCGAGAGATCTTCTTGCTCGATACTTCAACGCTATAGTTGCCAGGAAGAATCTTCGAAAGATATTCAGGCTTAAACACAGCGGTAAATTCTCTATCGCAAGTTCCAAGTTCTTCATTGAATTGATCACAACCAACATCCTTGCTCGCAAAGGCACGCATATACAGCTTTCCACCTTCGCCAACGATGGCAATTTCAGGAAGCTGAAGAACACCAGTTGCCTTGACCACCGAGCTAAGAGCTTCTTGCGTCAGATTAAAGACAACCTCTGCTTCAGGAAACTGAATTTCCTTGGCAGGTGCAGCAACGATGACATTTTCTTGGCAGAAGCGATACACAACCTTCTGCTTGCCACCCTTGATGATCACAGCGCTGTCATCAAATTCCAGTTCTGGATCCTTAAACAAAGAAATAACTGACAGGAATCGGTTGAGATCATAGATACAGAAGGACTTTTCGAAATTATCTGAGATAGTTGCCTTCGAGAGCAGAGTCTTGAGTGGCGAGATAGTCGAAAGAGTATTTCCTTCTGTAATCTTGATGCCTTGGTTAAT